TTAAGCCTAAAATGCAAACATTGACGACATCGCCACTTGAGACGGCTTGTTGAGATACGCCTACAGGTACATCGGTAGAGGCTGTGCATGGGGTAACCTTGCCATCAGAGTCTTGCTTAACGAGTTGAAAAGCGGTGATGCTGGCAGATGCCACGAATGATTTATAAATACTTTGTTCATTAAAAGCCATGATTACACTCCAAAATAGTTTTTATAGGCTTGTGGATTTTCATTTTTAAAAAGGTCAAGCGCTTGTGCAAAAGTGATGCCCTTTTCTTTTTGAATTGACCTTACTTGTTCACTCAAAGAAATGGGCTTGCTTGCTTCAGCGTGTCCGACTTCGGATAAATTGACCGCTTGATTTGCTTGTCTCTCAGAGAACATACGCCAAAAAGATGGGCTTTTGTCTTTGAGATCATAAGCTTCCTCAGCTACTGCTTTCTCGCTTGGCGCGATCTTGCCAGTGTTTAAGAGAGCATCGATAGCGTTCTTGCGTTCAGCGCCGTGCTTTTCGGCTTGAAGCCTATTAACTTGTTCGTTAAGGGCGGTAATTTTGATAGACATTTCATTCATCAATTTCACGCTAGCTTCACTCATGGCCTTGGGCTTGTTATCCATGCCACATCCCATCGCCATAGGTGAATCCATAGGCTCATCAGGCTCTAACGCATCTTCAGTTTTTGCTGCTTCATATTCAGCCTCAAGCGCTGATAGTTTCGCTTCCAGTTGTTTGACGAGTGCGTCTTTTTCTAAAAGCATGGCAATAAGCTCATCGGGGCTTTTGCCTTGTAATTCTGTTTGATCCATAAGTTTCTCCGATAAAAGAATACGATCTATTTTTGATTGTGATTGTGCTGGTCTAGGCGTTAAGGTCACGGCTAAAAGTTGGGCATCACCTATTTTATTTCCGCCGTCTCTAGCATAGACAGGGCCTATGATAAATTCAGGGCTAGACCATAGATTACCCTCAGACTCCTCAACGATTTGAGCGCCCTTGGCTGTATAAAGAGGATAGGCATAAAGCCCCTCGTCCTTGATTTCAAGGTCAGCTATTTGCCCCAAAGCCATAGACACATCAGGGCTAGAAAGGCTAGAGGCATAAGGCGAAGAAGCATGATTCCAATCAATAATAACATGATCATTATTTTTTCGCTCATAAAATACCCTTACGATTTCCTCTAGGTCTGCCATCGTGATAGTGCTGATTTTATTGCCATTCATACGACTATTTACATCGCCTAAAGCCAGCGTTAAGAATGGCTTGCCTTTGATAAGGCTGGCTACTGGCCTTAATTCGCTTAGTGCTTTATATTCTTGATCTGCTTTATCCATTTGTCCTACTACCTTTTTAGCCCATGTATAGCCAGCATCACCGCCCCAACCATCCCATGCCTGTCTTCCCTTGCCATATACCGCCCATGTTGAGCCTTGCTTATCGACTTCATGACGGGTAAAATAGGCAAGCATACGGCGCACAGTATCCGGCGATAGCTGTTTTGCATTGATTAAATCTCTTGCCCTTGCGATGCCTATAGGAGTCATGCCTCTTTGAGATGAGGGCTTTTTTGCCCTATTATCTAAAGCGCGTTTAGCAGCTTCTTGAGCGCCTTTAGGTGGGGTAAAATTAATGTGGCTATATTTATCTGGTATCGCTAAATTCATCAATTCAGTTGAATTTTTGAGCTGCTGATTGATCACTTGCTTTTCAAATTTACTCATCTCTAAGACTCCTCAATCTCTCTGCCATGGCAAGAGATGGATTTTGCGCGACTTGCCTATCTTGGCTAGTACGCACCGCCTCAATGGGCAATTCACCGGCGCCGATTCTTTGTCTGATCGCCCGTTCTAGATTGTCATCTGGGGTAAGCAATTGACTTTGAACAAGCGAAGGCAAGCTATTTAAGGCATCTGTAAGCTCGTCATTGTCTAGGCCTGTATGCACTAGACGGGGCAATTTACTAGATTCGATCTTGCCGTAATTGAAGTTGATTAAACGCCCGATTGTACCACCACCAGCGCGGTCTTGCCCTGATATAGCAGATGCGACTAGATCTAAGAAGTTAATACATGCTCTTCTAAATACTGATAGATGCACTTCACCGACCGATCTGGCGCCAGTGTCCGAGATACCTAAATTCAAAAATTGAGCCATGAAAGCTTGAGAAATCTGATTATCACACTCTTGAATAACTTTGAGCGCCCCGTCTGGATTGAATCCCGCTTGACTACCAAAAGCCGAGAATTTAACGGCCGTATTTTCAACAAGATAAGATTGTTCTTGAGCTATATAAGATTGCGCTTGCCTTACAGCCTCGTTGATCATCTCAGACAGTTGCCCATCGGTGAAGCCAGATCGTTCAGCGACTTCTCTATCAACAGCCACAACAGGCGTAGGGATAGCCCAGCGCTCAACGCCAACAGATAATAAATTTGCTGTTCTTTGCTTTTGAGACCACCACCACCAGCAAGGTCTTAGAAGCCCGATGCCCTCAAAATTTGATCCGGTTTTATTTAAGGTTAGTAGCAACAATTTTGATGCTGGGATAGGTTGAGGCTGTACGCCCCCCACCATATTTTGAATAACACCATCTAAATTACGACCGTCAGCAGATAGCCATCTTTGATGAGATGATGGCTCACGATCTGCGTATCTTTTTAAAAATACTTTTTCTTGCCCGATTGAGTCTTTTTCAACACAATAAATCTCCTCAGCATATCGCCAGCCTTGAGGGATAAACTCCAGTAAATACCCTAGTTGTTCTTCCCATGAGATATCCATCATCCCGCTATACCCATCAAAGCCAAAACATTCATTTGCGAATCTCGCCAATTCCTCGGCTACATCGCTATCATCACCAGCTTTGAAGATCCATTTAGCAGATAATAAAGTCTGCTTGACTACTGCCCACGACCTTTTGACGATGGGATCAGTAGCGAGCATATCCTCGGCTGTCAATACCCAGTTACGCCCCGTCAATTGTGGATTCTGTTCTTTACCGCTCACATATCCGGATAAAAGATTTGTCCCGGGTATGCCGTAAGTCTTGTAAATAGGTTGAGCATCAATGTATTGAGTCTCTTCCCCTTTAGTCTTTAGCGTCATAGCAGGATACATATTTTTACCTTTTGAAACATATTGATACGCAATTAAACATTATTGTAGGTAGCATATTTAGAGAAAATCAAATAAAAAGCAAATAAATCAAGATTTAGAGAAGCCAGCCCTAGAAACTGCAAGGATAAAGAGAGCCAGCTTGTACTCGATGTGTGCGTTAAGATCGCTAGAAATCATCTCAATCAAGGATACGATAAGAACGCGCCATCTTAACACAAAGCAAGGGCTACTTATTTCAATGTGCATAATCAAAAAGCAATTTTATATCTTGAGTGATGGGCGCGTCTGGTACGAGGGTAAATCGTACGATCCTCAAGACTGTGAATTTTTGGAGGGATCGTATCTAGTGCTCAATGCGATAGATGAAAAAATTGAAAAGCTACCTAAAAAACAGGCTAAAATAGAGCCCGTCCATATACCACAAGAGAAAGATTTAGATATGTCTTTACCGTTAAATTTAGATATGCTCATCACATATCCGTCTATCACATCACAAGCGCCAGTGACTCACACGGCTATCGAATCTCCAGCGCTACCACCAGAGATCAATCAGCTTCAAGAGTTGATCAAATTGACTGGCAACAATTTGCCTCTAGCAATAGCGATCTTGATTGCACTGGTCTTTTATAGAGATAAAAAAAAGAAAGATCAAGAGTCTCAAGATCATGCTATTGCTTGCGATATCGAGAGAAAAGACTTGCTTAAAAGACTAGATGCGATTGAATCCGAATTTAAGCAATTCGAGAAAGATCAAGTTAAGATCATGGTCGGCGATGGTGATATCAAAGATCGCATTGAACGCCTTGAACGCCATGTCAAGAATTTGCAATAGGTCTTAATCCTCTGTCAATAAATCGATTTCAATTTCATCGATGACGGCTAAAAGTTTCTTTTTAATGGGATCGTCCTCTTTAAGTAGTGCCATAATAATATCTCTTAAAAGTTTAATGCTGTGTAGTGTCATCGTTTTCTCTCCTCTTCTTTGCTTTATATCTGGATATATGCCAGTGCACTGACGCCGGATTGAGAGAGACGGCTTCGCCTATGACTCTCAAAATACAGCCCGCCTCGTACATCTCGATTATTTTGTTAATTGCCTCTTGTGATGTTTTCACTCTTGGCGCTACTCGATAACGCCCCTTTTTGCTGATATCCATGACCAGCCCTAGATCGATCAGCTTTTTGTATCGCAGTTGCCTTGCGGTCTCCGGATTACAGCCCATGATCTTAGCAATTTGATGTACTGGCATAGTATGATCGACAAGCCGGTAATCGAATCTTATGGGCTTTTTGCCCCCTGCCTTTTTGCGTTCTCTAGGCTCTTTAGGCGCTTTAGGCTCTTTGATGCCCTTGGGCTTTTTCTTTAGCCCGTACTCCATAAGAGTCGCGTCATCTAGCGTTTGCCCTTTTTCAATAAGACTTTCAAGGTAAAGTAATCTATCCATTTGTTAACCTCAATAGTGGCTCGTGATCTTGCACGCGTTGCCTTGATCGTTTAATGTATTCTTCATTTTGCTCTATGCAGATATAGCGACGATTTGAATTGATACACGCTATTGCCGTTGTGCCAGAGCCTGAGCAGTTATCTAGCACTAGATCATTTTCATTCGTGTAGGTCTTTATTAGGTATTCAAATAGGGCTACTGGCTTTTGCGTTGGATGAATAGATTGATGATTAGGATTATCAATCTCTAAAACATCGATAGGCATTCTAGAGCCATCTTCATTTGAATATACATAGTTAGCATTTCCAAAGAAATTTGTAGTTTCTCTTTTCTGTTTATTAAAAATTCTATTTGTTGTCTTTGATATTGTTTTAAATCCCATTCTTTTTTGTGGATTATATACAGGCTGTTTCTTATAAAAAACTAAAATATCTTCATGAGATGTCATAGGGCGAAGATGCGCATTTAAGAATCCAAAATGCAAGCTCTTATACCATACCCATTTATACTTAAATAATTTACGATTGCTTGCTCCCAATGTGAAAGTAAAACTTGCGCTTGCAGTCAACACAATAGCCCCATTATCTTTGATAACTCGTTCATACTCGTTCCAAAGCTTACCCATATCAATAATCGAATCCCATTCGCACATGGTAGTACCATAAGGCAAATCACACAAGATCATATCAATGCTTTTATCTGGTATGCTAGGCATCAATGCTAGACAATCACCTTGATGAATTTGATTTATTTCAAGCATTTAAAATCTCCTCAAAGATCGATTAATAAGGTCTCTTTGTTTTAGTTTCTCTTCAACGATATGCGATCTATCCTCAATCGGCAATTTCACATTGACAGTTGAATCTGACCATCTCCAATTAATGACATCGTATCTAAGCGCATCAAGAGGGTCTTCGTGCCCGTCTTTTTTCGGCTGTTCTTTTTGATCCCATGAGTAAGACAAGATTGCTTTTTTAAAAGAGTTGCCTGTTGCCCTATCGCCAGCATCCCAGACCTCACGAGTGCAAAGAATTTGCTTTGAGTGCATGAGGCGTTTAACGCGGTTAATCCCATTCATGATATCGGTACGAATGGGATCAGTAGCCCATCTAAAAGTCATGCCTATGCCCTCTTGCTCTGGTGGTAAAGAGAGCGCCTTGAATGAGCTTTGAGCGGTATGGTCATTGCGATTGCTACCAGCCTTATCACCACTAGCGCCGTCAAGTAAAATCCTATTAGGGTATGAGCTAGCTAGACTACGAGGGCAAGCCTTGAGGAGTATAAGCCTAGCTAACTCACTTAGTTTTATTTCTTGGGGATTGATTTCCCCGCATATCACATCAGCTTTGAGATGTGGATCATGCACGATAAAGAGGACACTCGGCTTTCTAAATCCGAAGTCAACGACAATACGCCCGCTATACTCTGGCTTGTATTGCCAGCCGTCGATAATATGTGATTGTGTCCATTCGTTGTATATCATGCCAGCTCGCGGCTTAGGCCGATTTTCGATCATGGCAAGGCGCTCGTCTTCTGGTAAATTTTTAGTAGCCTCGAACCAATCGGCGCTCAGATTATTTGCATTGACATGACTGCTAAAAAAGATAGGTCGGCAATTTGCTTTTTCTGCCATCTCTACCCACCACGCGCCCCACACTGGCAAGCCTACCATGATCAGCTTAGGCGTTGGCCCACTTCTCAAACGCCCTAAAGCTTTAAAAGCCACCTCTTCGGTCAGCATCTGGCATTCATCAATGACGGCTAGACCGCTGGTAATGTTTAGACCTTCCAAAGAGTTTTGCGATGCATCTTGAGTACCTGGGCGAAAATATGATCTTGTCCATACCACATGACCATTAGGCGCCGTCCATTTGCCCTCAAGCGCGTGATATACCCAGCCCTCAGCACCTAGCCATTTTTGAATCTCCGGCGCTAGCACTTGCCTATAACGGCCAGCCGTGTCGGTGATAAGTAGGCTAGACTTATTCGGATGTGCATCAGCCCATAGAGCAAGGGCAAAAACTAAGGCGCTTGTCTTGCCACTACCCCAGCCAGCACGAACGGCGATGAAGTTTTCATCTGATAGTAGCAATCTCGATACTAGCTCTTTTTGTAAGTCGTTGAGTTTAAGCATATCCCTCTATCCATATGCCCTTGATTTTATCGCGTAATCGTTTGATCTTCACAAAAGTCGTATTGTCTTTCCATCCCATCAATCGCGCTACATCAATATGCCTGAGGCCTTGAGACACTAGATCAATAAGATGCCTTTCATCTGGTCCTAGATTTGACAGCATCATATCTAGATCATGCGCGATTATAAAACTCTCCTCCCCGCTATCTGTAGGCCTCAAAGAACCTAGTTGAGTATCTATATAGTCAGTGGATGATCCGCCGTGCTGCTCTGCCCTGCGCATTTTTGATGCTATCAGTTGCCTCTCTGTGATAAGCCACTTGTCTTTGCGGTACCCATTATGGATCTCATGATAAAAATGAATTTGAGCTAGCCTTTTTAAATAGCCGTAAAAATAATGCTTCGCTCTAAAGTTGGGCGCCTCAATGTCATCACGCCGATTGATCAAGTATCTATCAAGCAGTAAATAAAAACTTGTTAGGTGATCATCTGTATATGCCCTATCAAAGCGCTTGCGGATCATCGACTCTAGCATCTCAATGAAATCGGGATCAGCCATATCGACATGATCCCCATCATTCATCTTGATGATCCAAGGGCTTTGAGGTAGCTGGGCTTGCAGTTTCTTTTTGAGTTTCAATTTCTGTTCCTCGTATCTGGTCAATCATGTCAATCACAATTGACTTAGGTTTCTCGATCTGTTCGATCTCTAGTTTTTGTTGTTGCCCGAATTCGTCTCTAAACTGAGTTTCAAGCAAGAATTTAGCGGCCTTCCAATCAGTTTCGGCTGCTATGATCACGGTACGCACTAGGCGAGAGCGCCATGCCAATTTAGCTTGTTCTACCTCAATAGCGAATTTTGAATCTTCCCTTTTCCAGCGTGAGATTGTATCGACATTGAGCCCGACAATTATGGCGGCTTGCCCCTCTCGATTGCCCTCAGCAATAAGACTAAGCACTTGCTCTTTTCTAAGCTCAACGCCGGATAGACCTTGAGAGATAGCTTGCTCTGTTTTAGCTTGTACTACCTCTAAAATCTCGCCTTGCTTTTTAAGCTTTTTGAGTTTGTCGATCTTGCTCATGACTTGTTATAGATTCTCCGACTGATGCGCTCGATAGCACTATCTGGCTCGATCTCCTTTAGATACTCGATAGCCTCGGACGCCGGATTATCTATAACGGCCACTAAGCTCTTTTCAATCACGACGCTAGAGGTTACATTTAGGGCGCTGGCTATTTCGCCTACTTTTAGCATCATGGCGGTAGGCAAATAGACGGTGTGACTGGCGCGCTTAATCTTTTTGCTCATCGTCCCTCGCTAGAAGATCAAATTTATTTGCTTCAAGTTTCCAGTAGGTTTTATCCTCGAATGCATTACAAATCATCTTGCCTTGAACAAGCACTAGATCGCCTTTCTTGATAGATGCCGCGGCCTTTTGCGCTGTGGGATCGGTGCCAAAAGATATAATCTCGACTGTGAACCAAGTGACGGGGTCGGATTTCTTAGCTTGATAGGCGATACTTCCTACCGCTTTATTTAGGGTAGTACCTATCGTCTTGAATGTGAAGTCTTTGCCAGCTCTACCGGCTAGAGTCATTGAATTTATCATTTTAGCTCCATGAAATAGAGATGTGTTTTGCGATATAACAAGCGCCTAAAAGAACGCCATTTAAAACAAGCCATATTTTTAACAATAGGCTCAAATCGGATTGACTATCGATCATTTTATTTTTCATCCCAGATTATGAATTTTAGAACGAGTGCCCCCATGATAATAAGCATGATCAAATCTTTGATGTTTAATTCGTTCATTTTACAGCCCTTAAAAAGTCGATAAATTTTTCTTTATTACCCAGCTCTCGAAATTTTGAGAATACCTGAGCGATATCATCGAATGCCTTACCCAAACGACTAAGATCATCGGTATTTAAAGTCTCTAGTGTGTCAAGCACTTCGATCTCAACATCTGGGGTATCATCAGCATCAATGAAAGAAAGTAAATCAACATCATCGCTTTTATATGCGCGAAGAATCGGCGCGTTATCAACAGTAATTTGACCATCTTGATCAATAGAAAAATTTAAGTTTGCGATTCTTGGATATACCTCAAACAATAGTCTTAAATCGACTCCACTTTGCTCAAGGTTTGCCATCCGAGAAAAAACTCTATCCCTGTTATACGAGCCGTCTCTTTTCATCTCCGTTACAGCGCCATCTAAAAAAAATTGTCTTAGTCCGCAACCTGTGCGCCATGTGCCATTTTCTTTTGATCCGTTCATAAAGCTGCGTTGGTCTTGATATGCAAGTCGCATACAATAAACAATTTGACCTATTTGAGCGCTTGATAAAATACCATTTACACATGATCTTAAGAGACCGTTAATCAAATCTCTATTTTGAGATAAAAACTCAAATTTATTTAAGCCTCTGAGCGTCTTGAGGGCTCGTTGATCTTTAGATTTTGTCATTTTTTCATCCTGTTGAAATAAATTGATTTTATCGCTGTTCTATGCTATAACAACGATAAACATTCTAGAACATTCTATTTAAAAAAGCAAGGTGAAAAATGCACAAAATTCATGTTGGTTTAACTGGGTATGTATCGATCCCAGATGGTGGCGTTTTCGGTGATGATTTGACTGTGGTCAATACCGCCCGTGTGAGCTACAACAAGCACTCTAACGAATGGGGCGACAAAGATGAGCGCTTGCTTAAATATCTATGGGATCATGAACACACGAGCCCTTTTCGTCATGCCTCGATTCGCTTTGAAATTAAAGCGCCTATTTTTGTTTTGCGTCAGTGGATGAAGCATCAGATCGGTTGCTCATGGAATGAGATTTCATATAGATATACTCAAGTCGAGGAGCCAGAGGTTTTTTATCCCGGTCTTTTTAGATCACAAGACGCAAAAAATAAACAGTCTGGCACTGGCATTTTGCCTTTAGCAGATCAGACAAAAGCTACTGAGATTTTACATGGTGGCTATGAGATCGCATATAGAGCATATCAAGCCCTGATCGATATGGGCGTATGCAGAGAACAGGCTAGAATCGTCTTGCCAGTAGGCATATACTCTAAGGCGGTATGGACGGCATCGCTTCAAGCGATCATGCACTTTCTTGAGCTAAGACTTGATGAATCAGCGCAAAAAGAAATCAGAGATTACGCTGTGGCTATCAAGACACTTGCCCAAATCCACTTCCCCCAAAGCATAAAATTGCTAAACAAAGAGGAGTTTATATGAAGATGCACATCATCGACATGATCGACACACTAGAGCGCGAGATCGTGCCTATCATCAGATCATGGCAAGAGTACGATAGCGCTGGTGATTTTGAGTGCGCCTTGAATAAAAAAATTACCGGTCTAGGTTTTGGGCATACTATAGAGTTTCATACGATATGGCTATTTTTTGGTATTAATTTATCTGGCCGCATTGTCGAGGTATCAAAAGAATCTGGCGTGCATGAGAATTTCGCTACTCTTGTCGCGCGCCTATCATCCTATCTAGACGACAAAATACCAGATTGATATAGTAATCTCCTACAAAGGAGATAAGATGAAATGTATTAAATGCGGTCAGCGCTTGGCTGGCATGGATTATTTACAAGGTTTTGAGCATCAATTTTGCGACCAGTGTGTAGCGTCAGTATATCGAGAGGTATATGATGATGATTTTCTTGATGATACCATTGATCCAGATGAAGAAGAGAGTATCGATGATGAGTGATTTTATAGCACAGTGTTTTTATTTAGCGTCTCTTGCTACTGTTTACCCTCAGCCCCATAGAGTTGATACTTGCCTTGAGATAGCGCATGAATCGATCAAAATGGATATCGATCCATATCTTGCTATTGCTATCGCCTACCATGAGTCGAGGCTAGATAAATCGGTAGTTTCATCTGCTGGGGCTGTGGGCGCTATGCAAGTCAAGAGGATATTTATTGACTGTAAAGAATGCACAGATATTCAAGCCGGCCTTCTAGCCTTGAGGTACTGGCTAGATCGGTCTAGTAGTGTATGTGATGCGCTTGGTAGGTATGCAGTGGGTACGGCTGGCAAATGTGGCAAAAGATCAAAAATGATTCTTGCCCTATCTCGTGATCTCAAATGCACTGGCCCCAAAAAGAAAGAGTTTTGCTATGAGTGCTAACATTTATCTTGATATCGCCATGACCATATCAGAGCAAAGCCCATGCACTAGAGCGCGTGTAGGTGCTGTCGTCTTTAGGGAAGATCGCAAGACAATGTTAAGTACTGGCTACAATGGTCAAGCCCGTAAGAGTGATAAGATTTTATGTGGTGGTCTATGCTGCGATAGGGATAGACTGCAAATTCAGAGCGGTGATCGTATCGAGGTTGGATGTATCCATGCTGAGATGAATGCGATATCAAATGCAGTTTTTGAAGGTATCGCCTTAGCTGGTGCTTCTATTGTGGTAACTGCGCCCCCATGCTTGATATGCGCTAAATTGATTGTTCAAAGCGGTATAAAAAAGGTTTATTATAGGGGCGGTGATAGATGGGTATCCACTGGAGAAGAGTTTTTAAAGAGCGCTAGCGTTGAGCTCATCAGCCTCTAGGCATAAGACCATCTTATCTTTTTCATAGACGATAGATAGCCCTGCTAGATCATCATCACTCATGCCCTCTTTATCTATGAAATACATATCCACTTCTAGACGCTCTAAAAGGTGCTTTTTTTTCATCATAAATGCCTTGTCTATGTAGTGGAACGAATAATCTCTCTCTCGCTCAAAAACAAGCGCCCTGATGGCTCTATAAAACACTTTTCTTTCTGAGCTATAGAAACGGTGAATGTCCTCTTTATATCTGCCTATCTCATCAAGCATATCTCTGAGTATCTCATGGCGTCCATTTGTGATCGTAGCGATAGGGCTGGCTTCTTTAAAGACTCTAAAGGGCAGAGATGCAGCCGAATACATGGCGACAGGCTTATGTTTATCTATTTTATGACATCCCCCGTCTATGGTCTGGCTTACCGCCATTGTATCCCCTAGCCATTTTGATCGATCAAAAATAGGATGTGTTACATCTCTTTGAGTAGGTGAATCAATATTCTCATTTTCCACCTTTAAAGGCTCTTGAAAATCATCATTTTCTAGAGCAGTAGACTCAACTACTTTAGTAGTTGAGTTTATACTTATATGTCGAGCCGGCTTTACTAAGGCGGGCTTTACTAAGCTGGGCTTTACTAAGGCGGGCTTGACTAAAGAATCGGCACTTTTCTTATTGCCCTTTGCCCTTTTTTGTTGTGCGGTCTCTGTCTCATCTTGGCAATGCAAAGAGAAAAATTTCTTATACTCCATATCAAGCGATGCTAGCCCAGATATATCGATTTCCCTTGTTTTACCAGTGCCTGGGATAAAACGCATACTCATCTTTATCAAAGGCTTGCCATCAATGAGAATTTTTTCAAGATGATCTAGCCCGCTTGATACCTGATACTTTGATAGCCCGCCATTGCCTAGCCATTGATTTGTTGCTTCTTGCCCTGATAGGATTGACGACTCTCTTTGTGGGCCGTGTATTTCCATGAGACGAATGATCAATCTTAGCCCATGGGGTAGGCTGTTTATTGCTGGATGTTTAGCGGCGTTGATCGCTATTGTAATGAAATTGAATTGCATGATTTATCCTATCGTAAAAAATATTTTTAGCATTATATACTTTTCTTTGACAAAGGCAAAAGAATAAATTACATTTATCAAAACTTAACTTGAAAGGATTCAATATGAACATCAAGACTCTAAAGCTTCTAGAGCTCACAGGCACTACTCTAAAAGCGATCTCTGCCGACGCTGGCATTACCAGAGCCACGCTTTACAACAACTTGCGCGACGACGCTGTACCTACTCTAAGATTCGCTCTCAAGCTTGAGGCTACTACTGGCATCAATCATCAATTTTTTCTCTATCAAGCTCCCCTTTGTTTTCAATTTGCCCATAAGGTTAAATAAAATGACACAATACAATCACGATCAAGACGATTTCGACGCGCCCATTTTCAATGAAGACTATGACGGAACAAGCGCCCCAGAGTGTGGAATTTTCCCAATCATCAAGATTCAAAGAGCGCCTACATCTAAAGAGATCGCTATCGCTATCGCTAAAAATATTGCAGAGAAACTATTCGCAGCCCTTATTATAGGCGCTTTCTTTGTTATGGCCTATGTATGCATTGTATGGATGGGGATGTTACGATGAGCTGGCAAGTTGCTAAACCTATCAATCTGCATCAACTCATTGAGGACGCGGAGGCACTACAGCACAAAAGCAATATTATTCGAGGCATGAGAATAATCATAAATCTAGTGCATACAAATCAAAGATCGATGCAAGAGATGATCTTTAATTCAATCACTGATGAAGCGCTGCTTATCAATCAATCTTATCGCATGGTCTATCGCATGGCACTAAGACTCAGAGAAAAGCATAGACAGGCGAACAAGCTGGCTGTGATCGACTTTGTATCTATATATGAAGAGTACAAATTGCGCTTTGAAAAGAATCTTAAGCAGCTCCCAGACATGGACACGCCAGACACAATCCTAGAGTTTTTTTTGCGTACTGGCGATTATGCTCTATGGCAGTCTATAGCTATCGCTGAGATCGAGATCACGGCATACCTTGATTACATTATTCATGTTGGTATGTCTGCCATCGCCGATCAAAAAAGCGCCTTGATTAAAACCGTAGGCCTTGAAGAAGCTGAGAGAATTGAGCGTGAAGCGCTTAAAGAAATAAGCGCTATCAAGCCAAAGAGAGCGCCCACTATGGCGGATACAGTGCAAGATACTCTTTTGTCGATAAGAAATTTTGATGCTGGGATATCCACAGGATTAGCTGATCTAGATCGCATCACTAGGCTAAATCGTGGATGCCTTTATATCATCGCTGGGCGTCCAGCAATGGGCAAGACCGCAGTAGCTTTGCATCTGGCACAGCTTGACCATGGCAAAAAGACTTTATTTATTTCTCTTGAGATGCCCAAAGAGCAGCTAACAAAAAGATTGATCTCTTCAATCGGTGGTATAGATCATCATCTGCTTACAAATGGGCTTCAAGGTGCTACCGAGCAAGACTTTGATAAGCTGGGTAGCGCCGTCGATAAAGTAGGTAAATTGAATTTACAAATCTTTGATGATGGTAGCTTGAGCATAGATCAGCTTTTAAACAGATGCTCACAGATGAGGGAGTCAACCGACATCAGCTATCTCATCCCACAGTATGAAGCGCTAAAACCTAAAGTGCAGCATCTGATCGATGAGCATGGCTATACCCATGAAAATATCAGAGATGGCGAGAATCGATTTATCATGAAGAGCATCGATGAGAGCAGGAGCGATCTGGCACATCTCAAAGAGCATGGCTATATCCAAGAGCAAAGCGATGAAGTGAAAGCTGAGAATGCGATCAAATGGGATATTCTGCATTTCACATCTCTTGAGAGAGAGATCAATCGTGCAAATCGAGAAAAAATAGGGCTGATCATCGTTGACTATCTCCAGCTGATGACCGCAAATAAAGACTTTAGAGAGCAAGAGATAGCCACTATATCCCGCGGGCTAAAACAACTTGCAAAGATGATGGATTGCCCCGTGATAGCACTGGCCCAGATAAATCGTGGCGTTGAGGGTAGACCAAATAAGCGCCCCACTCTAAGCGATCTTAGAGAGTCTGGATCAATCGAGCAAGACGCCGACGCCGTGCTGATGCTATATCGTGATGAGGTATATAATCCAGATACCAGCGAAAAAGACATCATGGAGATAGGCGTGACTAAAAATAGACATGGTGAGATAGGCACGGCAAAGGTTGTTTTTGATAAGCAAAAACAAAGACTAAAAGACACTTATTTTAGATGATGATAAAAAATATTTTTATAAATATAAAATAAAATTTGACACATTGAATTAAAAGCGCTAAATTGATTTTACCTTATCAACCAAAACCAAATCCGAAAACGCAAGGATAAAAAATGTTCACTTCCAGACAACAAGAACAAATCGCCGAGTCAGTAGACAACATCATCGCAAATAGCCGTAGAGACTTCTCAAGCTATATCACTTTTCAAGTAACTTGCTCATCAGTCGAGCTCTTTGCAAAGGTCAATGGCGTTGAATATACCAGATCAATCAATTTCAGCACCAGAGACGGCGAGACATATCAATACAGCGTCACCACAGCAGAGGGCCTATCTTACGACTGGGGCACAAGCTGCGATGTGTATGATGTGGTCAACATGATCGGATTTGATCAAGAGATCATTGATGGCTTTGAAGCTGATGTGCTAGGTCTTTAAGATGATACGCCTAGATCAAAAAGCAATGATTGAGAATTTGATCTTAAGAATCATTAGTCAGTCATCAAGCGAATTCGTTAAATCGATAAAGTATAGCGTCAGCCTTCTGGGCAACATTGCATTATATACAAATCTTGATCAGCTTTTTATTGAGTTTGATCAGATTGATACAGATGCATATATCTATAACGCCATATATATATGCTACCCAAGCAAAGCAATCAGACGATCATCTGTATATTCTATGAGTATGGATGACAGGATGAATAGCGCATATCTAGAAACCATCATCAGTGATTTTGAAGTCATAGCAAAGTCATTGAAAACAAGATAACCATAACTCACAAACGCAAGGATAAAAAAATGAGTTTACAAAAATTACAAGCTGCAATGGATGAAATTAATCTTCTTAGCGCAAATATGCCACAAATCATCAAGCTCGCCGAATATCTAGCTAGTGACAGCTGGTCAGCTCAACAACTTGTCAAGGCATACCTCGCTTATGGCGTAAAATTCGGCTGGTCTATGGCAGAGCTACCCGAAAATTTACATATCCTTAAAGGCAAAGTTGCATTTCAAACGCACGCTCTTTTCGGTCTAGTGCAGTCATCTGGTAAAATGCGCAACTTCAAGACTCTATTAAGCACAGATAAAGAATGTGTTATTGAGTGCCAGCGTGCAGATCAAAAAGCAGATGTAAAGCATACAATCAGATTTACCATTGAGATGGCTCAAAAAATGGGCTTGGCCAACAATCAAGTCTGGCAAAAGATGCCCCAACAGATGCTCTTTGCACGCTGTCGCTCTATGGCTGTTCGTGAGGTCTTTGCTGATATCATCTCTGGCTATGATGCCGTCGAGCTAGCCGATTCCATGGATTTGTCAGAGCATGAACGCAATGAGATCATCGATAGCCAGCTTGAGTCTAGCGTGTCAAGTGATAGACCAAAAGCCACTATCAAGGCAAAGGCTACTCCAGCGCCTCAAGTGATCCAAGCTCAACCTATCGAGATCAAGCCAGTACAAGCACCAGTACAACAAGCATCAGCGCCAAAGCCTATCGAGATGCAGCCATGGGCAAATGTTGAGATTATTGACGACCTTACTCATGCAGAAGATAAGGCATTGAGCGCAGCGTTACTAGATGAATTCGATCACATCCACAAGCTCAAGGCTGGTGAAGTGCATCAATTTTTCATGGGCGATAGTCGAGATATGCCACTTGATAGAAATATCGAATTTACAACAGAGGCTCAGAGAGGCATCATCAAGTCTTATGCCACAAATTGCAAGATCGATTCAAGCGGTGGCGTGATGTGCAGAGTGCAGCTTGTTTAGATAAGGCATACCCCGCCTGCGCAAGCTGGCTCGGCTTGTGGATTCTCAACATAGCCGCCGAGTGAAAAATCGACTCGATCCCAATTTGCATCAAGCAAAGTTTTATAAAATTCGTTATCTGGATCGACTGCCTCGTATGGGGCATTTTTATATACTGTATCACCATAGTCAGATAAAAGACTAATGCCTCTAACGGATTTTCTCAATCCCCAGATTGTATCTTTTACGGCATCCCACTCGGTATCTTTTACCGTGCACGTATTTGACACATTGTGAGTCAAGCCCTTTTGTGAGTCAATCGGATTGTTACCACCCATTACCCAGTAATCTTGAAAAAACTTGACCTTATTTAAAAAGCTCACCGCGTCAATATCTGATCTCAAAATCGCACCATCTGGCGCTTCACAAGCAAAAGCCACGATACCTACTTGACTATCGCTATCATCACAGACTTGAGGGAACTTATTTAAAATCTCATGCCAGATGGGATTTATTTTATTGATCCTCATACGGCGTATATAGTGCCTTGCATGATATGGATGTATGCCAGCACAACAGCCCGCGACCGTGCTAGAGTTACCACTAGGCTTTATAGTAGTGCATCTCAAAGCTTTATTGATGCCTATCTTTTGAGCGGTCAATTCATTCTCTTGTCTGATCAAAGATGCAGCCAACTGTAAGAAATTTTTATGCTCGACCACTTTAGGATCATGCATTATCCCCGTCATGCTCACGCCTATGAGTGCATCCCTCTCGATGATGCGCTTTGAGACATCGCCTAAATATCCGGTCTGGGTATAGCTAGCCTGTAGCGTACCTAGAAAAGCAGCAGCTTGACACGCACCTAGAAAATTGAATCGTTTTTGCTTTAGATCAGCATCTTCATCATCATCAATAGCTCTATCATGCATCGCCTTGCTAGTGGCACTGCTCAAATTTGACACAACAATTTCATTTAGATTGCATACGGCCCAGCCACTAGACCAAGAGCCGTCATCTTCTTGTATTTGTGGATATAATCCAATTTCACCGCATGGATTTGTAGCGTATTCTGTCGATCCAGCAAAGAAAAATCCAGGTTCCCCATATTGTCGAGCAGTGTCAACAATTTTATCAAAGACATCTTTTTTTTCTGTGAGGTCGCTGGTGATGATTTGAGCGCTGATATTTGCATAGGCGCGCTGGGGATTGTCACGCCACCAATCGCCAGTCTTAGCGCTCATCATCTCGTCATCATCTGGAGAGAAGAGGGCAATAGTAGCGGCGCGCCTTGAGGATAAAAGCGCAGCATGGGATATGTGCATAAACATATCAAAGCAGTGGATAGGTCTTAATTGAGTGATACCCTCATTGACCGCTTGATCTAAAATGGATTTAACTTTTTCAATCGCAGTTTTTAGCACTTGAGGTCCAGGGGCTACCCCACCGATAGAGATGGGCGCTCCCTCTGGGCGTACTTGGTCGTAGTGAAAATTGATCTCATAGCGCCCCTCTGTGTCGTCTGATGGCAAGTAGCTTTTAATGAGATCAAAGACGGCATCAGCCCAGCCCTCGATAGAGTCTTGCACGACATGAATCTTAAACATTCGTTCATCTCTTTGCGCATTTGTGATCAACTTGGGTACTCTCAAAACATGATGTCTTTGAATAGAAAAACCCACTCCACAGCCAGACATCAAAAGCCAAAAACCCTCAGCGAAAAAGCGCACTCTATCGCAATATGAAGCAGTACAATTGTATAAACGCATATTGTTTCTCTTGATAGCATCGCCTCCGAATTGTGTTGATCTTTGAGATGGGAACACGATTTGAGGATATACAAAATCCTTGAATACTTGTTCAATTCTTTGCTCAAGCGCTGGGAATTTCTCGATATGCATTGCCTTGACTCGATCCATTGCATCGATATAACTCTCTCTTGTGCCATCTGCTTTGAGCTTTGCGTACTGTGTGGCAAAAGCTACTTTACCTAAAATTTTATTTTGTGCCATGTGTCATCCTAGAAAATATGGGGATGATCATTAAACAAATTTAGATTTTACGATTCAAATTTTTTATCTTTTAGATGCTCGATATTTGTCTCGATGCGCTCTAGTGTCACGCAGATTTTATTGATATCTCTTTGTATAGTGTGCAATTCATGCTCAGTCTTGTCATGCTTTTTAGATAAAGTCATTTGTTGTTCTTCTAGTATGGCGATACGCCTATCATACGCTGATAAAAATTTGACCGCTGGATAAAGAGCAGTGATCACAGCCGTGAGAGCTGAGATTGAGATCATGTCACTATTCATGATTGCCACCTTGCCTTTATGCCTCTGATATCGTAATGCACGAAACCTTGAGACGGGTAAAATCCTAGCCCGCCGATTTTGATTTTGCCCGTGTTCATGAGCTTGTCAATGCGATTGTATACCTCTTCGGTAGGCACGCCAGCGATCTTGATATCTGCTGCCTTTGCTTCCATGTGCTGGCTTTTTTTAGCACCGCCCACGGCCTCATTTCTAGCAGGGGATCGATAGCCAGATATGATCGTCACAGGCTTTTGAAAATGATCGCGGATGACTTGCAAATTTTGAAGCAATTCAACGGCGTTTGCGATCAATTCGGGCGGGATTTTGTCACTAAATTCGAGCTCAGAGAGTTTAAAATTTTTTGTCACTTGCATTTTATTTCCAAGCCTTTATGAGAACATATGATCTTGCTACTGCATTCACTCCAGAAGCATCGCCATTTAAAGTGATTCCTGTTGATCCACCCACTCTTTGAGCCACTATTGAGAAAGTTTTAGTTGATGCAGTTGCATCTATATATGCGATACATCCCTCTTGTGCATAAGCCGTTTGTGTTGATATATCTTTAAAAATAGGCATTGTACCAATAGAAGAAATGGCAACACCACCATCAGATAAATAGTATCTTAAATAAGTGGTTATGGCTCCATCAATATTATTTGCTTTAAATCTTGGATGGATAATATATTTCCAACCGCTCTCTAGAGAAAATATATTATTGCTTACAGTGATAGTAGGATATTTGATAGAAGAGGCCATTTGAGTTAAGGCGGCGCCATTAAAAATACTAACTGCAACCGCCGAAGTTTGAATGAGTTGAGTTGTATTTGTTGTGACTGCACTTATTGAAACTAAAGATTTTTTTTCTATAGAAAAATAACTCATGCGATCCTCCAAAGTAATCGACTTGGGATTATTGATGTAATATCTGCCGCGCCTGATGCACTTGCATTTTGTACAAGCGAAGTATTTCTTATATTTACCCCTATACATACTTCATCTGTTTGAGTAGTAAAAGAACTATTTGCGTTACATTCTATTGTACAGCATCCAAAAGTTGAGCCGACGAAAGAATATGCTTGTAGTCTTCCTGAAATCGAAGAATTAACTTCAATAAGATTGACTTCTTCAATAAAAAAAATATTACTTGCTACAAATGAAGCTCTTGAATGCGTTGTTATATCACTGCTTACAGATGATACAAAGTCATCAATTTGCATAGTTTTTCCAGTGACATTTTCACTTGGATCATAACTCATAGTGCGTGCCTCCAAATCTCAACTCGTGAATTGCTTGATAAAGCAGTTGATGAATAAAGTTGAAATGTTGCATCAGTGGACTCTGCTATTAATGAATCAAAGGTAGTATCCCGTCCACTCATAAAAGTAGTTGTAGTAATGCTTGTACTGGCGCCATTTACACCATTAAGGATTGTATAATAAGCAGTAGCAACGGAAGCGCTTGCTGATGGGTATGAGGCGATAAAATATTCATATCCCGCACCAAGTGTTATTGTTGATCCTGATATAGATGGAGTAAAATCCCCCCCAACAAAAGCAAAATCAACATTCCCAGCGCCGCTTGATGAAAATGAACATAAACAAGCCGATGGCTGTACTTTTCTCGCGATCTTATAAGACATTTATTCAATTCTCCATCCTGCCGAAGTGCAAGTCATGATCACGCTTGAATTTTGAAGGGTCAATGCAAATGTTGAAGCGCCATCAATTGTCTCACTTCCATTTGCATCAATGGTGATTGTGCCAGTGCCTAGACTTTTAATCACCACTTCAAGCCCGTCACATGATGCCACGGCTGGCAGATTCACGGTCACAGCTGATGCGCCTTGAGAGATGTAAAATTTTGATTTTACGACTGTTGATGCTGGGGCTACGATTGTATATGGGAAGCTTGAAACTGCTGTATATGGCGCTCTTGATCCTCCGCTTATTGTGGATGGCACCCACTTTGAGCCATCCCACGCGAGAGCTTGCCCACTAGATGGGGCGCTTGTGGTGGTATCAACATCACTAAGAGCATCGATAGAAAAACCGGCTAGAGATACGGTTGAATCGATTTTATTTGATGCATCGATGTAGCTGTATGAGATGCCTGTATGTGTACCAGATGTCAATAAAGATGCTGCTTGATCTTGTGCTTGCTCATCTGTGTACTGAGTAATTGTGCTTGCGATTGTGCCACTAGATAAAGAGATACCAGTGCCAGCAGTGTAATAGGATTTTACGCTAGACACGCTAGGCGCTTGATCTGTTTGAGTGCCAGCCATTGAATTGACAACGCTAGCACTTTTTGCGAGTGAATCCGTATATTGTGTGATTGTGCTTGCGATTGTGCCTGTGGTGATTGTGATACCAGTACCGGCACTAAACGCCCCACGAGCTAGAGTATTGCTAAAATATTTATTTGTAGCGCCCTCCGTAAGATTGTCAGTGGTCTTTGTGGCAAGTCGATCATCGAAGCGAGTAGTAGTGTAATATAAATTTGTACCCTCTGAGATGTCGGTGGTAAGCAAGCTAACAACGCCTGTTTGTCCATTTACAGATGATACGCCAGAGCCACCGATGGCAAATTGCACCCATGCGCTACCATCATAAATCCAAGATGTACTATCATCTGTTTGAATCGCTACATCGCCCTCTTGCGCTGATAAAGCAAGGCGCTCAGTGGCATCTGCTACCACATGAACATCAGTAATTGCCAAAGGTGGCAAATGATTTGTAGGCACTAAGCCATTAGCATCAAGCT